AATCCGCTTTACACCTTTGATATTTTGGTCAATAACCTGACCCCAATCAATGGTGGCGTTGGCGATATTGGAACACAGGACATCACCTTTACGCTAAACTCTGTTGTAACGATAGCCGACAGCGGCACGTTCTAATTTAACAAAGGGGCAAAAATGGCAAGAATAATAGTAACAAGGGCTGATGGAACTAAGAGCACACACTCAATAAGTCCATCTGTTGAATATGCATTTGAGCAGCAGTTTCGCAAAGGCTTTCACAAAGCTTTTCGTGAGGATGAAAAGCAAGAGCATATCTATTGGCTTGCATGGGAATGTCTACGCCGCGCAGATGCGCCTGATGTCAAACCTTTTGGCTCAGCGTTTTTAGAAACCCTAGCTGCGGTTGATGTGGTGTCAGACGATTCCCCAAATGGCTAACGCGCGATTCCTTTACGTATAGAGTTGCTCAGTTGAGCATCCATACTGGGATCGCGCCTAGCGAGTTTATTAACATGGACACAGATTTGCTCAAGGCTTTTTACGAAGTCTTAAAGCAGCAGGCAAGAGAGCGAGAGAATGCCAACAGAGGTAAAAGGGGTCGTAGAGGCTAGGAAGATTTTGCGTAAACTAGCCCCTGAAACCTTAAAGGCATATAACAAAGAGATTGCTGCGCCCTTAAAGGCTATTACTAAATCAGCGCGTAATGATGTGCCAGGCACAATAAATAACCTATCTCGCTTTAATTATCCAGGCTATGAGCGCAAGAGCCGTACTGGTCGCAACCGCGCTTTTCCTAGCTTTGAAGCCAATGTAGTTAGACGTGGCTTAACTTATTCGTTAGCAAAAAGTAGAAGCAATAGAAGTGGCTGGTCATCGCTTGTCAGCCTACTTAACAAATCTGCCGCTGGTGCAATTATAGAAACTGCTGGAAGGCAAAACAGATATGGCAGCTCGCAATCAAAATCTAATAACCCTGATGCCGGTAGAGAGTTTATTGCTAACCTAAATAATGGCATTGGTAGCCTAGAGCAGACCGGGCGCACAGCTAAGACATCTGGTCGTTTGATGGGTAGAAACTTGGCTGAGGATCAAGGCAAAGCCAAGGCTACAATTTTAAAAGTATTGCAACAAGTAGCAGGTAATGCCAATGCTGAGATAGCGAGGTTGTAACGTGGCAATTGTATTTCCTATAGTCACCAGCTATAACGACAAAGGAACAAAGAAGGCAGATGATGCCTTCACCAAGTTAGGCAAGAAGTTCCTTGCCGTATTCTCAGTTACTAAAGTTGTACAGTTTGGCAAGGCTTCTGTACAGGCGTTTAGCGATAGCACAAAAGAAGCGCAATTACTAGCCACACAGTTAAACGCGGTCAACCTAGGATTTGCTTCACCATTTATTAATGATTTTATAGGCAAGTTAGAACTGGCTACCGGCGTTGCAGGCGATAAGTTAACTAATGCATTTATCAGCCTATCTCAGGCTACAGGTGATGCAAGCACAGCACAAAAGATTTTGACAACTGCTTTAGATGTTAGCCTTGGAACTGGCAAAGATTTACAGACAGTAAGCAATGCCTTACAACGAGCATACAAAGGCGAAACAACAGCCCTAACACGTTTACGCATTGGCTACACTACAGCTGAGCTTAAAGGCAAGAAGTTTGATGAGGTATTAGATGATCGACAGACTAGGTTTGATGGTGCAGCAGGTAAAGCAACAGACACCTTCGCAGGCAAGATGCAAAGACTTGCCGCAGCAGTTGAGCAAGCCAAAGAAGCATTTGGAGAAGGTTTAGTATCTGGACTTGAAGATGCCGATGTCAGCATTGAGGAATTGCAAGAAGGCATCATAAACCTAGGTAAAGCACTAGGTACTTTAAGTGCAGCAGTAGTTGAGTTTGGTAAAGATGCAGAAGATACTTTTAGGGGCATTACAGAAAGCAAAGCAGCTAAAGCTGTGATGGCTTTGTTTGAAGGTTTGGTGCGAGGCGCTGGCTTTATAGTTACTGGTGAGCTAGTTCCTACTATGGATTCAGCAAGTGCTAGGTTAGCAGCTGAACAAAGAAGAAAAGCCGAAGAACAAAACAGAGCTCAGCTAAGAACGCGAAACGCATTACTAAGAGCTGAAAAGCTAACAGCCATAGAAAAATTAAAAAATGAAAAGAAGATTACAGCTGAAAAGAAAAAGCAAAATATAGAATCTAAAATTATTGATGAAATCAATAAGCGGTTTGAAATGGATCGTATACAAATTGCTGCTGCCCTAGGCGGTCAGATTAATGACGTAGAACGCCTGCGCTTAGAGCTAATGCAAGCCATTCTTGATGAGGATGTAAAGCGAGCCATCATTCTTGAAGGTCAGTTAATTAAAGCTGAGGCTGCTGCTGCTGAGTTGGCATTGCTATTAGATAGCCTAGATGAAATGGTTGGAGATCCGTTTGCTGATTGGCCTGGCACAATTACACGCATTCAGGAATTGCTTAAGACACTTAAAATCAAAATACCTATTGAAACCCTATTTGCTGAAAAGGGTCTACGCCTAGACCAAGAGAAGATGACAGTTACTAAGCTAGACCGCATGGATGTAAACGCCAATAACGTTTACATTAATGGTTTAATTAATGGTCAAGTGGCTAATCAAAATACGGGAATGACAAGTACTGGTTGGCCTGAAGAAAAAGAAACACCTGGCACATTGGCACACGCTACAGCAGTTGCAATAAGAGCTGAAGCTGTTGCTGATCATGCAGAAGCTATACTTGCTGAATCTGAAGCAGCCCTAGCAGCCGCAGAGGCAGCAACAGCTTTAGCAGCCATTGAGAATGAAGCCAACGCTGCTGCTTTAGATGCTTTATTTGCTAAATTAGGTTTAGATTCTGAAGGAAACCCGATAACAATAAATGTTAATGTAGAAGGCAATGTTATATCCGCTGAGGATTTAGCTGAAACAATAACCGACATTCAATACACTTATCAGAAAACTGGAAAGGGCTTGCTGTTTAGCAGCATAGCTATCTAATGCCAGCACCTACAGTAAGAGTGTTTGTTGACTTTGATAGCGATACCGCATTTGAAATCAACCCACTTATCTTAGATAGCCTTACTGAAGGTATCCTAAACACCAATACGCTTGGCTCTGGCACATTGCCAGTTGAGATTACTGACCTAGTAACAAAGATAAACATTCGCCGGGGTCGCAACCGAATCACATCTAAGTTTGAGGCTGGAACCGCTAACGTAGTTCTCTATGATCAGAATGGCGATTGGAATCCGACTAACCCTAATAGCGCTTACTATCCTAACTTAGTACCTTTAAGGCAAATAATTATATTTGCTACCTATGCTACCAATGATTACTTCCTGTTCTCAGGATTTATCACCAATTACGATACTGGCTTTAGGCAAGGCAATGAGGAACTAAGCACAGTTACTTTAAAGTGCGTAGATGGCTTTAAACTGCTGGCAGGCTCAGCCATAGACACAGTAGCAGGCTCAGGGGTGCAGCTCTCAGGCGCTCGCGTGAATGCCATCCTAGACGAGATAGAATGGCCTATAAGCCTACGAAATGTGGATACTGGTGATTCAACTTTACAAGCAGACCCAGGCACGGCCAGAGATGCCTTAGAAGCCTTATTTACAGTAGAGCAGAGCGAGTTTGGCGGCATCTTTGTTGATGTCAATGGCAAGGTAGATTTTGTTAGCCGTGACAACCTAATCTCTAACCCAGCCTTCCCGGTCTATGAGTTTAGTGATCAAGGCGTGGACATCTCCTACACCAATGCAGTAGTAGCGTTAGACGATACTACGCTTATTAATGACGTAACTATTACACGCTTAGGCGGTACAGCTCAGAATGCCTTTGACCAGGCTTCAATTGATAAGTTCTTCCTTCATTCAGGCACACGCTCAGGCATATTGGTACAGACAGATGCAGAGGCTTTAAATCAGGCTCAAGGCATCCTAGCCACACGCAAAGACCCTGAGATACGCATAGATAGCATTCAGCTTAATCTCTATGATGATGTTAACCCCAATAAGCCATTGGCAGGGG